TGCTATCTTCTCATCAGATAAACATTTCAGATAAAATTTCTCAACCTTATCATCACACTCTATCATGGTAAGAATATGTTCTCTTGGTAGTAGAAACATATCATCAAACGTAGAATGGATCCATTCGGTTAAAGTAAATCCATCTATGTTGTGTTTATTTTTTCTTCTAATCACATGTTCTACTAACATTGGTTCATGTATTAGACATGTATCTTCTTCAGTCAGGTAAGATAATCTACAAACGATCTCCTCACCTGATATCAGTTTTACAGTTGCATAAAATTCTTCTTCCATACGTTCTTATCGTAGGTTTACTTTGATAACTTCATACTTAAAATTCTCGGATTGATAGATGTTGACTCTCTCATTTAAATGTTTGAGAGTATAATTTTGCCCACCGATGTCGTCAGCGATATCGTATAAAGTTGCTATGTCTTTACCTTCACCTTTACGTAAAACTCTTCCTATCGATTGCAAGTTTCTAATGCGAGACTTACTAGGTGAAGCAAAGATAATATTGTGTAATCGTTTGATGTTAATACCAGTGGAAAAAGTTCCATATGAAGCAACTATAACTGCATTGTTTTCAATTTCAGTTAGTTGTCTTACCTCTTCCCTGTCCTCAACATCCGTTCCACCATGAACAAAGAAAACTTTTCTCTGATCATCTACCGTACTATTTATCAAATCATACAACGGTTCGCCATGTTTTTCGATATAATTAAATAGTACAAGGGTGTTACCTTCAATGTCTGCTACTAGATTCTTGATCAAGTTATTCCTTCCACGGTGTTGCACCAGGAAATCAATCTCTTCTTGATATGATTCAAAGTATTGCGGGGCATGGTTACAGAGCAGTACCTTGATCCTAAATTTAGATAAGTAACCAGACTTGATTAAGTCGTCAGTTTTGGTAACCTGCTTACAGGATCCAAACAATCCTTCCAGCACCCACTTGTGTGTCTTGCTACCGTCAAGCGTACCAGTAAAACCAAATCTGTATTTTGCATTATGAAGCTTAGTCATAATGCCCGTCAATGACTTGGACTTAAACAGATGAGCCTCATCACCAATCACACAGTCGATATCATCAAAGTACCTTTTAGGGAACTTATAGATAGACTGCCATGTTGATATGATTACTTCTTTATCTGTATTCTTATCTTTTCCACTATAAATTTTATGCACATGAGCATCAGCATCCCATCCGTATTCTTTGAAATCGTTGACCATCTGTTCTACCAAGGAAGTCGTAGGTACGATGATGAGCGTTTTCTTGTTGGTAGCGCAATAGTATCTGACGAGGGAATAGATCATCAAACTCTTTCCGCTGCCCGTAGGAGAAAGAAGTAGTTTGCGATTGTTCCTCAGCGCCTCGTAGACCGCCTTGTACTGGTACTCACGGGGTGGGACGTTACTTATCTTGTCCATGAAGACTTTGACCCCTTCTAGGGACACAAAGTCGTTAGTCTCGAAGACTTGACCATACCAGTCGTTCTGCTCATATGATATAGTATATGCTCTCTCGTATGCCCATTCAAATAAATGTTCTAGAAGACCTCCATACAACTCACCTGTCCCAGGCGAATACAAACGGATCATTCCATCCCAGTATTTGTATCTGGGATTTCTTTTTAGGAATTTTGCTTCTGGTACTTCAAATGAAAAATAGTCAGATAACTCATGGTGAATATGAGGTGCGCCACCGATAGTAACATACACTTCGTTCTTCTTTTTAATTATAATGTCGGTCATTAGTCAGTGCCGTTTATAAATTTCTCCCATTGAATAGCAGAGTTAATCTGAAATCCACGATTGGAGATTTGTTTCATTACTTGGTCTAGAAAGTAAAGCATCTGATCAATGTACTTGACCTTTGCTTCCATGTTGATAATATCATCATCAGATTCAAGATATACTTTCATCTTTTCTGAGGTTTTAATGCTGTTGCCGAATGGTTTTTCTGCGTAAGTTTTGGCGTCAGCTTCTCCACCGTAGTATTCTCTTTTCTTCCTCACGAGTTGTCTTGCTTGAAATTCTAATGAGGTTTTGATCTCTGTTAAATCAGTGTAGTGGTTTAAATATTTATTGTGTTGGAAAGGAATCTGTAGTGCTAACTGACCAAGATCTGTGGTATATTGTTTGTTCTTAAATTGAAAGTCTACCTCAGAGTCGTCTGCCCAATCAGTGCGGATTTTTTCAAAACGATTACGAAGGGTATCAAAGTTCATTTAGATTAGTGTCGGTTATCATGTAGTTATGATACTTGAAAACAACGTTAGCTGTAAAGTATTCTTGGTCGGTCAAAGTAGCATCAAATGGAACAGACGTTAGAGAGATAGGAAACAAGTTCCTAAACACTGCTGCTGTTGTGATGTTAAAGTTGGAAGTGGTAATCAGTAACCGACCGTCACTGTACTCAGGTTCTGATGGTACAATAGTGGAGTCTCCACCATCATTACCATTTCTCCTGATCCACTTCTGGATTGAGTTGAAGTTTGCTAAATCTTCGTCAATAATAAATTGCACAGAAAAATCCCCAAAGGTTACTCCACCACCAGGAACAATGGGTACGGAGCGAAACCTTGTGGGGACTTCTGTTACAGGCATACTGATCTCTGGTATGTTTGCACCCTGACAGAAAAAATCTACACCGTCAAACAAATCAAGTTCTAGTTTGAACCCAAGTGGGGACAGGTAGTTTCTGTTCTTTGGTTGTGCTTTGTACCAATCAGCAGACATATCAACTTCCCAAGCTGTAACTATTTAGTTAGTCACATTTCATGGAATTTGTGATCCAAGACTACTCTGTATAAACCATGTTTCATGGACCACAGGTGTTCTTGTTCCTCTGCTGGTCTAGCAGGTGATCCTTCCCAATTCTCCAATCTCTTACAAACACAATGATAAAGTAGATTTATATCTTCTGGGTTTAACTCCAGTTGATATACTATCGTACCGTCGTCTTCTTGATTCATGGATTCCTCGGATCAATTCCTAATTCGTTAAGGTATTTAGTCCACCAGTCTGGATCCTTTCTTTTCCAATTGGGAACTGGTAAACCTTGAAGCAAATAGTATTCATTAATCGCTTCATTGATAATCTGTGCGATCTCCAAACTCCTCTTCTTCCTCATCAACATCTGCATACGCATCCGCCAGATAGGGTCCTCGTTTTCGTAGAGGTTCTTTTCGGACATAATCAGCCTCGACATTAACAGCAGACATCCATACAGCAATTTTCATTACAATGTAGATAATTGCAAGCGGAGCAAAACACAGAAGTAATGTGAATTGAGATTTCATGTATAGTACGCTTTATAGTAAGCAACAATACCATCTGTTCTTAGGTTTCCTTGGGACACCCAATCATGAATGCATTCATAAATGCTTTGGTTGGAATATCTAGGTGATCCATCAGAGCAAATTTCAGATCCAAACTTTTTCAGTAAGATGTTTAGTCCTTGAGTTCTGATATCCATGCGCTCATCACTGTAGCGCCAATCAATTTCCATACTCATTTATAATATCCAGGATAGTATTGTAAGCGGTGTGGGCACCTTCATGGTACTCTTCTGATTTCTTTTCCAGTGTACCATCGTACAGTTCTGTCTTAAGTTTGTATACTTTCGCAAGCATATCAACCTTACTCAAATTTCCTCTAGGCATTTTTGTGTAACTCATTTTGTTTTACCTTTGCAAAAACCATATTATAGTATTGACTTTTGGTGTCCCCCGCTTTTTGCATCTGTTCTAGAATAGACATCCAAATCAAATACTGCATCGTACTCTTCATATTATACTCCCTATCCACTTTTATATATGTACAAAAAAAGGGGTCCGTTAGGACCCCCAAACAAAGTATGTAAAAATAGATCACATAAGGTTGGTAACCTGTGTGCGTCTGTAGTACATGTTGGAACCTGAGGTGAGTGACTCGCCATCAGGAGTTCCGTTGTATGCACCGTTCGTGGTGACGAATGGGTTGCTGACCATACCGTAGCGTGTCTTGAAGCCAATCTTGGGCTGGAAGGTGCCTGGGTCGATCGAGCGAACCATCTGGAGGGGTACATATGGGCAGTAGAAGAGTCCTGCGTCATAAGGCGAGGTGCCCTTGTAACCGACGACATAGAAGTGCTTGTCGCTTAGGTTTGCTGCATAAGGATCAACGTAGACCTTGATGCGTCCGTTGATTGTACCGACTAGTAGGTTACCAGTATCATCAACATCACCGATGGAAGGACCACCAGCGCCGTTAAGACCTGAGGAATAGTCAAGTACACCAGCCATTGCTAGTGCGCTAGCAACGTCTGCAGAACACATTAGGAAGTTGCCCTTTCCTCTACGAGTCTCTTGTGCAATAGCGTTAGCATCGCGCTCGATTTGGAATAGAAGTCCTTTGAACTTCTCAACAGACCATCTGCCGTTGGAGTCAACGTCAAGGTCAAATACGCCTTGGGTTGCAACGTTGTTTGCTGCACCTTTCTTAGCAACTGTGTAGACCGTTCTGACGACTTCACGGTTGATCTCAGCAAGGACTTCGCTAGACAGAATGTTAGCAAGTTCCTGCTCAGCATCTAGACCATGGATCGCCTTGAGGTCTTGTGCTAGTTCCAAGGTGTACTCTGCTTTGAGAGCTCTGGACTTTGCAGTCACAGAAGTCTTCTCAATGCTGAAGGACATCTCACGGAACAGACGGGATGCTTCACCCATCTTCTCAAGATCTTCGCGAGCCATTCCTCTAGCAACCTCGTAGGTTCCAGCGGATGCATCGTTAAGGAGTGCGGGGTTGTTACCCTCTGAATCGCCACCAACACCAGCGCCAGTTCTAGGTGTATAAGCACCTGCTGTTGCGTCGTGTGCTGCAGAGAATCCAGTGTCGGGCTCGTTGAACAATGCCTCTTCGCCGCCTTGGTTCTCGTAGCGTGAACGCATTGCGAAGATTAGTCCAGTAGGACCAGACATCGGTTGAACTCCACAGATATCGTATGCAACCAGATTAGGCATTGCACGACGGATCAAGGAGATCAGTACGGGATCGAAACCAGCTAGACCTGCGGTATTGCTGTTTCCTAGTGCAGAACCAGCAGGAGATACTGTTGAAGCTCCTAGGCTGTTGACTGCGACTTCGTTTAGCATTCCACGCTCTTCGCGTAGGAAGCGTTCTTGATTTTCTAGCAGGACTGCGGTAACACTCTTTCTATAATTGTCTTTGATGGAGCCAGCGCTCTCATGACCTAGAACAGGTGCCCACTTTTCCTGCAGAGCTTTTGCATTAAACATTTGTTTGTGCCTCTGAATTTGGAAAAATTAGTACGTTATAATCAGTTGGACCAGCGAGCCATCGCGTTGATGTATGCCGCCATTGCTGGGGTTACATCTTCGGATTCTACTGGTGTTTCTTCAGTCTCTTCTCTCACAACGGGTGCGTTGGGGAAGTAGCTCTCTTTAAGTGCTTTAACTTTTTTGGTGTATTCCTCTTCGGATACAAAGTCAACACCCTCAGCGAGAGTAGCGAGTTTGTCTTTCTGGGTATCTACTAGACCTTCGCTAACAGTGTTAACGACGACTTTTTTAGCAGACTCATTGAGACGATTCTGTAGTTTCACATTTGCCTTGACCTGTTCGTCTAGGCGACTTTCCATTTCACGAATAGTATCAGCCATACCCTCTACCGCGTCAACCTTGTCGTCGGGGATAGAGATGTAGTGCTCTTCAAAGAGATTCTTGAGACCTGCAATGAAGTCCTCAGTAATCTCATTTCTGATTCCACGGTCAACAGCAACTTGATTGTGCTCAACCCATTGACCGATGGCGTAGTTCACAGTGCCGTTAACTTCCTCGGAAAGTTCTGCTTTAACAGCAGCAACTTGCTTATCGAGTTCGTTAGCAAAGTGTTCTACAAGCTTGTCGTACTCTTCCGACATTTTTGCCTTGATAGCAGCTTCAAAGATTGTCTTAGCTTTCTCGGCAAACTCCTCGGAGAGTTCGGTTCCTTCTAGTAATGCGTTAACGTCGTCAGAAACGTCAACAGACTCATACGATGGTTTGATAGGATACGAAACGTCGGGACCTTTACTGGTTCCGTAAGCAACTTCAGCACCAATAGAAGGAGTGGTGCCTTGATCGCCTGCATCATGGATGTTCGCGGTTTGTGCAGTACCGTCGCTTTGTGCTGCCTTAGCACCTACAGGTGCAGAAGCCTTAGATCCAGGATTGTCTTCACCTTCGTCGTTACCATCTGGACGAGGACCACCATTATCGGTAACGGACTGACCTGAGGGAGCAACCTCTGTACCTACAGAAGGTTGGGGATCCGAACCGCCTTTAGCGCGATTGGGTTCTCCACTAATTCCACCACCAGGAGCAGCGGTGTTTGCAGGAAGCACTGAAGCAGTTACAGTAGGCATTGGATCGCCTTCTGCAAGGGATACCTTTTGCTCACTAACGAACTCCGCGAACTTTTCGTTTAATACATCTGACATTTGAGTTTATCCTCGTGTTTCGTATGATTAGATTAGTCTATAGTTTATTTATTAAATTACAATCCTGAAAGGAAATCGCCAAACACCTTGAGAGTTCTCTCCTCAAGTTGATTGCGACTGCTTTCATCAATGTATCTCTGGTATTTAGCAACTTTTGATTCCTTTAGGATTCCGTTGTCCCATACCCATTCTTTACCTTCCATAATGCCGTTAACAAATGCATCAGGCGCGGAAGGATCTGCTACGATATCTGCAGCAGTTGCAAGCATGAAGTCATCCATAACTACGTTACAGTCTTCACTTCTTTGAATGCTTCCCATACCACGAGAAGAAACTCCTAGTTGAACTCCTTCTCCTAATAGAGACTTTGCAATTTTTCCCATTGGAGTATCAAGTACCTGCGCCTTTCCAATGAAGTTATTTCCCTCTGCTTTGAGTGAAGTAATCCTGTGGGAGACTCTATCCAGATTAACAGTAGGACCATCAGGGTGACCCAACTCACCCAGAGCACGCTTAGTTTTAACATACTCTTCGTTGTAGCGACTTACTTCCTTTTCTAAAACAGAAAAAGGATACATACGACCGTTACGATTCTTTAGCTCCGACTGGAGAAAGACACCTTCGATGTACATTTTTTTATCATCACCAGTTCCTTCGGTGATTAGTTTTACATCTTCAATCGTTTCTGTTATCAGTTTCATCGGGTAGTGCCTCTGCTGGTTCGTCAAAGTATGATTTCGCTACAATCTGTTTGTATGCCGCCATAGCGTCTGCTGCTTTTGAGAACAGCATATCATTGATAGCGTTGATTGCATCTGCTCGGTTACCGTTCTCGATCTTATCGACAACGTTGATAACTTCGCTATTTGGATTAGATTGTTCCATAACTGTAAAAATTATTTATCATTACTAGAGGTTTTAGACTGCGCGGGTTTTAATCTTGCTGTCTCTTTTGATGCTTCAAGTGATCTTTCATGTGCATCATCTGCCTGTTGTGCAGATATTTCTGGTTGATATGCGGCGTTTTGACGGTCCATCGTATCGAAAGTATTTATATCCACAGGATCCATGATCACTCCTGCTTCGATTTCTCTCTGCATTTGCTTGTCTTGTTCCTTGATAACTTCATCTTTATGTCCGAGAATTTGTCTACGAACATAATCAACAGAATAATACTTACCAACAAATGCATCCATTTGTGTAAGGAGAGCAACCCTTGAGGTTTCCATCTCAAGTTCTTTCAACTCATTGAAATGATTATCATGGAGGAAGTCATATTGAATATGCTCCGCCATATCATCCCAATCTTCAGGAGCAATTACTCCCTTGAGAATGAGTTGAGTCTTGAGGGTGTCGTGAAAGATTCCACTGTATCTCTTACGTAGTCTTCCGATAAACTTACCAAACTTAAGCTCGTCACGGAGGACTTCAGTGGATTTACCAAGATTAAATCCTTTGTTATCGTCGGTGAGACGGGAAGGAGGAAGATTGAGAGAGTTATAAAGTTTCTTTTTAAAATACTCAACGTCCTTAAGTTCACCAAGGTTCTGCCCTCCAGGTAGAGTTGTGATCTCAGTTCCGCGACCACCCTCTCTACGAGGCAACCAGAAATCTTCAAGCATACTCATATGCTTTTTGTCGTCACGAATCTCACCAGTAGCAGCATCGTATACGAGCTTGTTACGATAGCGATTCATAACATCACGAAGGTATTGTTCTGCCTTAACTTTAGGCAGGTTACCAACATCAATATAAAAAATTCTACGCTCAGGAGCACGAGACAATCTGTAGATAACCAAAGCATCTTCAATCATTCTTAGTTGATTGAGTGCTTTGATTCCTTTGTGTAGGAAACTGAGATGCATTCTTTTGTTCATATCCTGTACGCCAGAATGAACATAAGTTATTGCATCGAAAGCAATTTTAATTCCCTGGTTACTGGAGAAGTCACCTGTTCCAACCATCGAAGTTTGTCTACCATAACCTTTTGGGTTGTATACGTAGTAATCAACGTAGTCTCCCCACTCATGCTCTAATGCAGTACCACGAATAGCAGTAGGATCTAAGTTATCCGTTTTCTTAATTTTTTGTCTGACCCTTCTGATTTTCATAGGGTCGATATAACGAAGTTCCGTGATACCTCTCTTGGGATCATTGAGGTCAATTACCTTATGGTAAT